TGGAACCAAGACATTTTAGTGTAATATACACCAGATGTATTAGATTCAATTGAGAAAGTTGGGTTATCAGTACCACCCGCAGTAGTATTAGGGTTAGTTAAGTCTGTAATTACTACATCGTTACCTATTTTAGCACTCCATCCTTCAACTGTATCAGCGTTTGTTATTAACATATCCAAAATTTCAAGGTCAATTTCCATTGAAATGTACTCGCTTAAGATTGAAGTTAATTCTGCTTCAGCGTCAATTGAGTGGTAAGCATTCAAGTCTTGAGCGAACTCAGGAGTCCATTGTGCTTTCAATTTACGTGTTTTAGCAGCAACTGTATCACTTCTCATTTGAACGTTAATTTCTGGAATGTTTAATGCAGAAATAGTTGTGTTAGTTGAGTCTGTGTCTTCAAAATCACTTCTGTCATTTAAGTTATCTGGTCCTTTAGTATAATTTAATGTAACATTACCTAAATCCTGTGCTTGTGAACCTGTTTGGTGTGAAGCTGAAATTACAAATTCAAAATTCCCTTCGTTTACTCTTGTAAATTGTGGGAATAATACTGGTTTAGTTAAAGTTGTAGATAAAGTAAATGTTCTAATTGCTTCTAAATCTACATCACTAATACCAACTGATGCTGTAGAGATTTTTACTACTCTTACTGCTGCGGTAGCTGCTGTAGTATCATTTGATCCAAACTTTCCTGCTTGTGAAGCAGAGAATTCAGTATCACCATTTAAAATACCGTTGAATGTAGCAGATCCTGTAGCATATACAGTAGTAGATGTAGATCCACCAGCTGCATCAACTAAATCTTGTGCTGTTGCAGATGCTGTGTTCATTGAGTAACCAAACTCACCTACACCATAAAGACCTTTATTAAACGCACCGTCAGTTCTCTTAAGATCTTCAGTAGCACCATATAAAGATTCTCCTTGTGATTTACCTAAATTATTTTGGCCATACTGGAAGTCAAGGTAGAAAATTAAACCTGCTGGTAAGTTCATTGGTTGAACTGACACTAGGTCTTTTGCTACGATTTCTCCGAATACTCTTCGTACTAATGGAAGAGCAACACCCGCCCAAGCTTCACCGTTACCTGCTGTATACCCTGTTGAGTTTCCTGCAGAAGCAACAGTGTTTGCTTCATTTACAAGCTGTTTAGCTTGATTTTCTAATAACATTGACATGTTATTTTTTTCTGTAGAATTTTCAATCCCTTCCAAAAGTCCTGATCTTTCCCATTTGCCAGCTAATTTTCCCGCTTGCTCTTGAAGAACTTGGTAAGGGCTTGCACCTTCTAATAATGAATTTACTGTGTCCATTTTTTTTTAATTTTTTTTATTATTGTTTTATTTGAATATTTGCTAGTTTTTGCATTCTAGTCACCATATCATTTGATTCATTAAGAATTGGTTTCTTTGGAGCTGTAGATATTCCTGCAGCTTTAGAAGCCATTCCATAATTTTCTTTAATATGTTTTTTAGGAGTTGATTTAGTATTTTTTATACTAAATGTGTCCTTAATTGTTTCATATATTAACTTAGCTTCTTTAGGACTATCAGCTTTATCTAATGTTTCAACAACACGTAGTTTTTGAGTATCAGATAAATTGTTAGCTTTAAAAATTCTGTTAACATATAATAGTTTAGAATTTAAAAGATTTACTTCATTTAACTCAGATTTTAAGTTTTTAAGAGTAGATTTTGTTTCATTAAGTTCATTTCTAGTCTTAACAAGTTCACTTTGAGCTAAAGTAAGTTGTTTTGATGTTGAAGAATTTTCAACTGATTCTTTATTCATTGCTTTAGCTACAGCTTTTCTTCTATTAGCTAAATATTTGTCTGTTTTATCAGAATCACCATCATTATCAATGTCGTCATCTTCTTGTCCTACAGGATCAAGAGCTTCATCAATTTCTTTATCATCTTTTTCATCTTTACCTTCTTCTAAATCATCTTCTAAAACTAAATCAATTTCTTCATCTAAATCTTCTTTTTCTTCTTTTTTATCTTCTTTTTCTTCTTCAGATAAATTGTTGATTCTTTCAAGAAGTACATCAAGATTAAAGTCTTCATTTACTTCTTCAATTACTTCTTGGTTTTCTGCACAAACTCCTTCGTGCACTCCACCACATTGTTCACAAACCATCCCTTCGTCTATACCTAATTCATTAAGAATTTCTTCCAAATCAACTTCCTCACTTAAATCACCTTCATACATGTCTTCATCCATGTCTTCTTCATACATGTCTTCATCCATGTCTTCATCTGTATTCATTTCGAATAATTCATCAATCATATCATCTCCTTCTTCTTCCTCTAATTCTTCAGAAAGTTTAGCAGATAACATAGATTGAAGTTTTGGAGTGAAAGCTTCTTCTAGTGCGGCTTTTGCATTTGCAAGAGCAACTTCACGAACGGCTTTAGCGTCAGCGATAGCTTCTTTTAAAATGTCTTTTGCCATTTTTTTACAGTTTTTTCTCTTTCGAGTCTCGTTAATTAATTGTACGGGAAATAAGGTTATTAAGAACCTTAATAAGGGTTATAAATTATCAGGGACGGCTTATTAGGAAGTCCGTATGTTATGAATATACATATAACAAAAAAATAGAAAACAAAAGAGGCGCCGAAGCGCCTCTCTTAATAATATGTTCTAAAAACTATTACTTTTTACCTGTAAAAAATGATGCTACAAGGATTAAAACTACTAATCCTACGAAACCACCATTACCAAATCCTTCTATTAAAGAAGTAAGGTTAGTGATTACATCCATTCCAAATACAGATCCGCCTGTTAAAACGAACCAAAGGATTGTTACTGGGATTAATGCCATAAATAATGCTCCTAATCCTCCTAAAAATCCATTTACTAGTGAAAATACTTTTTCCATGTTTAATTTGCCTGTTTTACGAGGTCTTTTTTAATTAATACTCAGTTTAAAATTTGTAAGATAAACCTAATTTGAAAGAGCCTTCTCTTTCACCATTTTCATCTTCTTTTAAACCTATACTGTAGTTAGGCTCAACGCATAGACCTTTCCACACATCATAAGAATAACCAAGTCCAACTGTTAAGTTGTCCATCATTTCTTCTGTTGGTGCTTGAACTGAAACATATAAATTTGCATTCCAGTTGTAACGGCCCCAAAGATCATAAGAAGCTTCACCTGTTGAATCTTCTCCTGCTCTTACTAAACCCGCAACATATTTATCGTTTATTACATACCCGATACCTACATTGTCAGTAAAATTTGTTGTACCCCATTCTTCGTTTAAGTCGCTGTCAGGAGTATTTACAGTAGTTACTACCATAAATTGTGCTGATGCTGCAAACGTTGTAAAGATTGCTACAGCAATTGTCATAATTAAATTTTTCATAATTTTTGTTTTAGTTAATATTTATTTTAATTGTTGAAAACAGGAACAGCTGACATACTGCTCTTGTGCGTTTGAAGTACTTTTAGTACTTTATATTATTTTAATCTCTCATTGAGTTTAATTTTTTGTAACCTTTATTGTTTGACATACATATAAATAATTTTTGGAGAACCCACATTTTTTCGTGGAAATTTTTAAGAAATGAACATTTAATTGTTCATAATTAACATGCACAAGTACCTGTGTTATCACAGATAATGTCGCGAATTATGTTATTTACGTTTGTATATTTATAGTTTGATAATTTTGCTTTTCCTTCTTGTAAAGAATGACCTTTTGGAGTCATAAAAGCTCCATGTGTTGAAGGAGTTGAAACAAAATCCCAACATAATAATTCAAAATCATCTTGTACTGTTACTGTACCTTCAGATAAATTTTCTTCTACTGACCCCATTCCTCGAGAACTAATACCAACTGTTATTCCATTTCTGAATAATTCTTTTAATATTTTTCCTGCTGGAGTAGATAATATTTCTACTTCACCCATTACGTCATCACCATCCCACCATATTTTTTTTATATTATGAGATACATTTTGTAAATTTATTACAGAACTTTCTGGATGATCTAATTCTCCTGTTGCTCTTCTTTCTCTAATAGGACCATCTATATAATTTTGTATTTCTCTTTTTAAAATTTCTGTAGGGTAAATTCTACCATTTTGGTTTTTAGCCTCAGCACGTTGTAGTATACCCGAAACTATTAAAGGTTTATTTTCTTTAATAGATTGTTCCACTAACATTTTATTTACTTTAAAAGGTCTATATTCTGTTAACAACATAATTAATCTTTTTTTCGTTTTTTCTTAAATGCTTTTGGTGTCATATAACCCATACCTTTTCCAGGAGTAAATGAAGTTCCTGAACCTGCAGCAGCCAATGTATTTTGTTCGCCTATTTCAACGTCTCTTTTATCTATTTCTAAAGAACTCCAATCAACATAATTAACAATATCTGATGCAGTATCTATCTTAGCATCCACCATAAAAACCCATTGTTCATCGTCAGATATTGCTATAAACGTCATATCTTTACCTTCAGTACCATGATCATCAATTACAGAATCTGGTTTAAATTCTAAAGTATGTCTTTCATTTGACCAACTAATAATAGTACCATCTAAAGGTCCTGATTTTCCTAATTCTATATTAACATCTACGGATTCTCCTTGTATTAAAGAGATTGTTTTTATTTTAGATGAATCTTCTTGTTCATATAAAGGTTTAATACCTGCTAATTGTTGAAATCGTTCTACTAGTAGTTTTTTCATTTTTTATATTCTTCTGGGTAATTTTTTCTAACATGTGTTCTAAACGTGTTAAATAATTCTTTTAATTCTTCTGCTATTTTATATAAAACTACATCATCTGGATGTTCATCAGATAATTTTTGCATATCTATAGTTTCTGCTTCTATATCTTTAACCATATTACTAAAAGAACGTTTATATACTACTTTAGATGTTACTGCTCCTGTTTCTGGATCTGCAGGTTCATCTATAAAATAAAATTCTTTTTCTCTATCTTTGCCTTTATTTCCTCTAGCAGGATTACTATCTTTTTTTAACTCACTAAAAATAGATTCTTTTATATTATATATGTCAACAAGACTAACCATGTATTGTTTTTAACTCATTTACCAACTCATAATAATTAAGTAAGTTAATAACATTATCATCATTTACTGATGTTTTTTTACATAAAGGTTTAATCATTTCTTTTGTTTCATTTAATTTTACTGCTACAGCTTTATCTTCTACTTTTTTAGAAAATCTTACAAGAGATTGTTTAACTGATTTTATTTCTTGGTTAATATAAGATTTAAGAGCAGGACTATTAGTAACACTATTAACATATTCTTTTAATAATGTTTGTTGGTTTTCTTCTAATCCTTTATATTTTTCATTAAATTTTTCAAGTAAAACTTTATAAGTTAATAATCTTGTATCTTTATCTTGTTTACTAAAATTTTCTAAAACTGTTGTTTTTTTAGGTGTTTTTTGTTTATTATTAGTAATATGTTCTAAAAGTGTAACTTTAGAATTAACAATTGATAAAGCTGTGGCATCTTTATTTTCTAATAAATTAAAAATAGAAGCCATAATTTTATAATCTGATATTTTTGCTTTAAAAAAATCATTTACATTATAGGTGTCCTTAATTTCTTTAATTAAATTATATTTTTCTCTTCTTAACTGACTTTTATTTAGTTTTTCATGTGCTTCTAATAAGGTATCAATTAACATAGTAGCTTGACTATCTTTGTTATATTTTTTAGTAGCTAATGTATGATATATTTTATATTCTTTTAATAACTCAGTTTTAGAATTAAAATGTTTTTTTAAAAAGGATAAAGATTTTGACTGATTACCTGTAATAGTATCAGAAGTTAATTGTCTCGTTAAAAGCTCAAATAAAATCCCAGTATTTTTGTACTTAGAATGTTTTACTTTCATTTTTTATAAATTCGAATTTATCTATATATAAATATAGAACTATTTCTGAGGCTTAATGTTTTTTTCACTTAAAAGCCCATTATCATTTTCTTCTTTTAAAACTTGTTTTTTATTACGTAATTTTTGAAGAGATTTTTTAAGACTTTTAGCTTCAAATGTTGAAACTCTATTACCATCTGATGGTTTTTCTGGTCCAGATACATTTAATCCTGTTTTACCTAAAGGATCTCTACTAAAATTACTTTTATCTGTTTGGTATTTTTGAGGTCTTTCAATTGGACGTCCAGGTGGTTTTTCATCATAACCTGTTGGTACTTGAGCTGGTCCAACTGCTTTGTCTCTTTTATTACCATATAATGAAGCTAAATCATGAGGGGTACCATATGATTCTCCTGATTCTACTGGGTCATTACCTTCATTTTCAATTTGAGACATTCTAAATTTATCCATAACATCTTGAAGAATAATTTCTTTTTCTTTCATATACTCATCTGGAGACATAGAAAATATATTTTCATAAATCCAATCTGTAGAAAACATTTTTTTATCTAACATGTCTCCTGCTACTGCTGCCTTAGATGTAAATAATTCTATTTTTTCTTGTTCATAGATTACTGATGGTGTAGTTAATTCTAAAGAAAAATCAACTAACTTATCATCTGTAAATCCTTGTGAGTATAAATGTACTAATGCGATTTTAGTTAATTCTGATTCTACAATTCTTTGAATACGTTCAACTGTTCTTGCAAAACGAATATCCATACCTGCTAATGTTGACTTACCTTCTACTCCTTCTTCATATCCTAAGAATGGTTTTGGAATTTTAAGAGCAGCCATCATTTTAGCTTTTAAATATTCAATATCTGTAGTACCATCATAATCTAAACCTTTTGTAGTATCAATACGAGTAGTAGCGTCATTACCTCTAATAGGAATATAAAAATCTTCTGTCATATTCATCATATTGTACTTTAAATTATAATCACCTGTTTGTTGATCTATCATAGGTGTTTTTTTCATTTTATTCATAGTATCAGACATAAATTGATCTACTTTTTCTGCTTGAATACTACCTACATTAACATAAAATACTCTTTTTTCAGGTGCTCTCATAATTCTGTGAATTAACATAGCATCTTCCATTAACATTAATTGTTTAAATACTTTTCTAGATGGTTCTAGATATGATCTACCATAAGGAAGATAATTAGAATCTGTGAGTA